CTTGTTTTTTATTATTTAAGATATCATAAATGACACCTTCGATTGTGTTTTCAAATATTGGATAATAAACCAATACATTATTTTTTTGACCATATCGGTATGCTCGGTCTTCCGCTTGGGCGTGGTCTGAGGGTAAAAATGATAGGTCATTCATAATAACGGCTTCTGCTGAGGTTAAAGTAATACCAACACCTGCCGCTTTAATATTTCCGACAAAAACTTTAACTTTTGGATTATCTTGAAATTCATCAACACTTCTTTGTCTTTCGGGTTTTGACATTGACCCGTCAAGTTTTACTGCCGATTTTCCAAAGTGTTCAATAATCTTATTTAATGAATCCGTGAAATTACAAAAGATAATTACTTTTTTATCTTGTTCGATGATGTTCTCAGCAATTTCAATTGTTTGTGATATTTTTTCATCGGCAATAATCTGTCTAACTTTTGTGAGCTTTGAAAATTGAACCGTTAATGATTTTGATTCGTCAGGATTTTTATCATACCAATCATAATATTCACCCATAACTTCTTCATAGTTTTTTGATTTTAATCTCAAATAAACTGGTGTAATAATTTTATCGGGTAAATCCAAAACATTTTCTTTTAATCTTCTTAAAATTGTTGATGCCGTTCTTTCCCTTAACTCGTCCAAGTTCGACGCTCCGGTGATGTTCCATATCTTTCTACCACCGACATTGAATTGATAACCCTGACAATACCTAATTGCGTATGCCATCCAATTTTTGGACACGGGACTATCCACCAAACTTAATAAGTTAAAATAATCCATCGGTCTTGATGTCATTGGAGTTCCCGTTAATAACCAAAGTCGGTCAACGGTTTTAACCAAATCATTAATTAACTTTGTTCTTTGAGCTTGTCCATTTTTAATATAATGGGCTTCATCAACAATAACCAAATCAAAATTTGCTTTAAGAATTTCCGAATCATCTTTTTTCTTTGGGTCGTGGAAGTTTTTTATAATATCATAGTTGATGATAACAAAATCGGCATCCGTACTAAAATTTTTACCTTCAGCAATATAAATTGATTTGTCGGAATAATTTTCAATTTCTCGTTTCCAGTTAATCTTTAATGTTGCAGGACAAATAATTAAAACTTTCTTTGAGTTTGCTTCCAACGCAGCAATAATTGTTGATGTGGTTTTTCCCAAACCCATATCATCCGCCAAAATAAATTTCTTATTTTCAACCAATTTTTGGACAGCTTCTTTTTGATGTTCAAGTGGTGGACGATTAGAATATTTGTCATAATTGATAACAACATCTTTAACCGTGTTGTCTTTTATGACCGCAGCTTTTGGTAACCAAAAATCGTGAAATTCTTCTGTTTCTTTTATCTTTCCCCAAATATGAAACGCCTTTTCTTTTTCTGCCAATAACTTTTCCACCCAAACTTTTTCAGGTACTTCGGTCATTAACTTATCGTCGGCCAATTTCTGTGCGAAGTATGCGTCCAAGATAACCCACTTTCTTGCTACCTTTGGTTGTTTATCGTGGAAGTTAATGATATACTCGGATTGACTCCGAGTTGGGTAAAATTTCTTATTTAACTTTGATTTTTTCTTTAACACCAAAAGGTAATTATTACCACCCTCATATGTTTCAAGAATCGTCATTGCTTTTGATTCTAAACTTATTTCCATTTATAAAATAAAAGTTTGGAATAAATATAAGTAAAAATAAAGTATTTATCAATTATATGCAGAAATTAGTTCCAATAACAAGGTTAGGTAAGTTCTTCGGTGGTGAAGACTACGAGTTAGACGTGGGTATGGGTCAAGAGTGGTTAGAAGGTGATATGAACTTTACCGTCGTATTATATCGTATTGACAGATATAAAACAAAAACTGATGCGGTTTATGGTGAGGTTCTTGAAGATGGTGTTCAATTTATGGTACCTATTGAATTAAAAGGATTAGTTCAAGTTATGGCACCAACCAATAAATTTTTAGGTACATCAAGAGTTGAACAACAAGAACCAGGTAATATGAAATTTTCACTTTATCAAAAACAACTTGATGATTTGGGTATTGAAATATTCATGGGTGACTACATTGGTTATTATGAAACTGAAGACCGAGTTAGATACTATTCAGTTAGTGATGACGGATATGTTAGGTCCGACAACAAACATACATATGGTGGTTACAAACCATTCTATAGAACGATTATTGGAACGTACGTAAGTGAAAACGAATTTAGGGGATTATAATGAAAGTATTGATAACCGAATCACAATTTGATTCTTTGTTTATTGGTAAAAAAGTTATGGTATATTATAATTTACATAAACATACTTTTTCAATAACTTATAACAATAAAGTAATTATGCATGCGGATTACGTTAAATTGGGTGATGTTGAATTTAGAGTTAGACCCGGTGGAAAAGATAGAGTTAGAAAAGAAAAAAGCAAAAATGTTCACGCATTTGTAATTGGAAAATTATTAGAATATTGTGAATATCCTTGTGAAGATTTACCTGTCACAAATTCTAATAAAATTGTGACATATGACCCATATAGATTTAACACTTTTGTTTATAAAAATAGTGAAGAACCAATATATGGGGCAAATGAAGTTGATATGATAAATTCAACTAATAAAATATTTGTAGTAAAAAAATAAAATGGCATTACCAAAACAAGTTGTAAAACCAACATTACCATTGGTTCCTAAGAAAACGTTATCTGCTAGAAGAGAACAACTTTTAGAATATATTAACGCAGATGGAACTTATCTACCAAAGTCAGTATTACATGCCGATTTGGATAGGGGTATGTTAGATTTTGTTAAAACAGATTTACAAGTTGTAACCGCTGGAAAAATTGTACCTATGTTGGATATCCTAATTACAACACAAAACTGGTCACAATATTTAGAAACTTGGAAGTTTGTGGATTTGGATTACAACCCGTCACCACCATTTATAACCGTTGTTAGAACCCCCGAAGTAAAATATGGAACCAACCCCTCATTACAATATACGATACCAAATAGAAAACAATTCTATTATGCTTCCGTTCCAACTTGGAATGGTAACGAACAAGGTATGGATATTTATACAATCCCACAGCCAGTACCTGTTGATATTAACTATAGTGTAAAAATAATTTGTAATAGAATGAGAGAATTAAACGAGTTGAATAAAGTTGTTATGCAAAAGTTTTCATCTCGTCAGGCATATACTTTTATAAAAGGTCAATATGTTCCAATCGTTCTTAATAATATTTCAGACGAGTCTCAAATGACTATGGACGCAAGAAAATATTATATTCAAAATTATGACTTTACGATGTTAGGTTATTTAATTGATGAAGATGAGTTTGAGGTTAAACCCGCAATTCAAAGAGTTACACAACTAATGGAAGTTGAAACTTCAACAAGAAGTCGTAGAAGAAATTCTACAGAAAATCCTGATGAATTTAATTTTAATTTTTTATATGTTGATAATAATAATGTATTAACTGATAAAATAGATTTTACTGCTAATATGAATTTTATTTCATCAAATAATATTAACACATATGATGTTTATATTAATGGTGATTACTATGGTGTTGATGTTCAAAATATTCAAATAACAACAAACGATTCGTTAACGATTAGTGTAACCAAACAAATCACAGGACAAACCGCTAACATACAATTTGAAAACACTTTATATGGAAATACTCCAATATATTTTAGAACAAATTCATATTCTAATAACACATATACTTTAGGTGTTCAGAGTGGGTCAACTTTTAATATATCAAAAAATTTAATTTTTAAAGAAGGAGATAAAATTAAAATTGTTCACGATGAAAAAAATAGTCAAAATTCTATTGTAGTTTCTTATTCTCCTGAAACAGGTATCTTAGTTTTTTCAGGAGCAACCAAAGTAATTGGTTCAGGAACTTATAGTAGTTGGGACATTTATTAATCCTCTCCGTAGATATCTTTCTTCTCTTTACACCTTTCTATAATTAAGTTTTCTAAAAATTTATAAATCTTAATTCCTCGTTTTTCACAATACTTTTTCAGTATATCATGTGATTCTGGTGATATTTTAATGTTCTTTATTTCTTTCTTTGTTTTCATAGGGTGAAAAAAGGTAGAATTTTTTCCTACCGTTTATAAATAGTTATTAAAAAGTAAAGTTTTTTCGTCTTTTTACGAATATTTATGTATAAAATAAATCTGCAATATAAAAATTTATAATGGCAACAGCACAAGCAAATCAAAAAGTATACGTATCACCTGGAGTATACACATCTGAAACGGACTTATCGTTCGTAGCACAGAGTGTCGGGGTTACTACGTTAGGTTTGGTAGGTGAGACTTTAAAAGGTCCAGCTTTCGAACCAGTATTCATTACTAATTATGACGAGTTTCAAGCTTATTTTGGTGGAACAGAACCAGTTAAGTTTGTTAATACTCAAATCCCTAAATATGAAGCGGCATACATTGCTAAATCATATCTTCAACAATCTAATCAGTTATTCGTAACAAGAGTATTAGGTTTGTCGGGTTATGACGCGGGACCTTCTTGGTCTTTAACCGTAACTGCGAATGTTGACCCATTAACAATTGGATTAAATCCATCTACAGGAACTACTTGGAGTGCTACTTTTACAGGAACATCTTCAGGTGGAACGGTAACATTTTTAAATCCAAATAATTTACCATCACAAGTATCGGCAAATTATAATACACAATATAGATTGGCTGATGGTTCAGTTTCAACATATTCAAATGACTTTAATAGTTACTTGGATACAATTATGGACACACCATCATTATCAGCAACAACTGCGATAGTATATGGTGCAATTCCTGAAACTGATTACAATAGTTTAGTTTCAACTTATAGTGCTGTAACAAATGCTTATGATTGTTATTCAGTTGATTTATCACAAAATGATTTAAGTGCTGGTTCTAACGATTCTTGGTATTATGCTAACTTCCAAAACTATAGTGCTGATAGTTATTCAGGTTATTCATTTGATTACGTTGTAAGTTCATTAACTTCAGGTTCTTCACAAAGTTTTACAGGAACTGTATCGGGTAATGTTTATAACTTCTCAGGTACTGCTTACCCTGAATACAATAATATGGTTGTTGCTACTTTACGTTCAAGAGGTATTTCATTATACACTAATAGTTCTACAAGTGAAAATCACGGACCTGTTTATCAAGTTACTGGTTTAACCGATGTATCATTACTTTGTACTGGTCAATATTCAGGTATAACAACTTCACCATATGCAACATTTGCAATTTCAGGTGTTACTAAAGAAAATGAAGTATTCACATTTGAAACTTCATTATTGGCGGCATCATCAAAATATCTTACAAAAGTTTTTGGTTTTGATAATTTTGGTAAATCAAGATTTGAAGTTCCATTGTTTATTGAAGAAGTTTATCCAGCATCATTAGCTTATGGTTACAACCAAGGTTATATTCGTGGATTAAATTGTACTTTAATCGAGTTACCTGAAGCAAGAGATACAACATCAACTACTTCAATTGCTTGGAATTTAGAAAAATATCAATCACCAGAAACTCCTTTCTTAGTATCTGAGCTAAGAGGTAATAAAGTTTATAACTTATTTAAGTTTATTTCAATTTCAGATGGTGATTCCGCAAATACAGAAGTTAAAGTTTCAATTGCTAACTTATCATTTAATAATATGACATTTGATGTGTTGGTTAGAAGTTTCTTTGATACGGATGCAAATCCTGTTGTAATTGAAAAATTTACAAATTGTAATTTGGACCCAGCATCTAACAACTTTGTTGCTAAGAAAATTGGTTCATCAAATGGTGAATACGCTTTAATTTCAAAATTTATTATGATTGAAATGGCAGACGAAGCACCAATAGATGCAATTCCTTGTGGATTCTATGGTTATACTCAAAGAGAATACGAAAATTATTCAGTATATCCATCACCTTATATTCAATATAAAGTGAAATATAATTACCCTGGTGAAGTTATTTATAACCCACCATTTGGTACAACTACAGGTGGAGTTTCAAATGCTGTTGAATCGGGTGGAGATATTGTAAGAAGAACTTACTTAGGATTTTCAACAGCTCAATATGGTGTTGATGAATCATTCTTCTCTTATAAAGGTAAACAAAATCCAACAGTAGATTGGGGGAATAGAACAGATTCAATTAAATGGAATGTGTTAAGTAAAGGTTTCCATATGGACTCAGGTGCTACGGTTGTTAATATTGGTAATACCTCTGTTGATAGTGGAACTACCGCATTTGAATGTGGTGTTGCTGATTTTAGAGAAGACCCACAAACTCAAGAAAATCCATATTACTTCATTTACTCAAGAAAGTACACAGTATGTTTCGCGGGTGGATTTGACGGATGGGATATCTACAGAGAATTTAGAACAAATCAAGATAGATTCCAATTAGGAGATTCAGGATATTTGGCAGGTGCTGCGGCATCTCCAAGATACCCAACGGCAACTGGTGATGGTGTATTCAAAAGAATTATTGTTCAAAACAATACTCAAGACTTTGCAAACACTGACTACTATGCTTACTTATTAGGTGTATTAACATTTGCAAACCCTGAAGCAACAAACATTAACGTTTTTGCAACAACAGGTATTGATTATGTTAACAACTCTAATCTTGTTGAAGAAGCAATCGATATGGTTCAATATTCAAGAGCTGACTCGGTTTACATCGCAACAACTCCTGATTACAATATGTATACTCCGGATTCAACTAACTCTTTAGATATTATTTATTCACAAGAAGCGGTTGATAACTTGGATAATACAGGAATTGATTCAAACTACACAGCTACCTACTATCCTTGGATTTTAGTTAGAGATACTGTAAGTAATACTCAAATCTATTTACCACCAACTGGTGAAGTTTGTAGAAACTTAGCATTGACTGATAACATTGCTTTCCCTTGGTTCGCATCTGCGGGTTACACAAGA